CAGTTGCGGCATCAGCTGCGCCAATACCCCGATGAACTCGGTGCGCTGCTGCTTCTCCTGCTGCTCGTTCGGGATGATGGTGCTGTCGGTCTCGATGTCGAGCACGAAACTTTTCGTGCGGCAGTCACTCAGTAGCTGCAGCACCTGATCGATGGTCGGGCTTTCGGCGATCTTCTTGATCGCGGCCTGCCCGCTCTCCATCAGCTGCCCGAATTGCTGCTGCGCCTGCTGCATGCCCTCAGGGTTGGCCTGCATCTGCTGCTGCACCTGCGGCAGCTTCATCGCCATGTCCAGCGCCTTCTGCTGGTCGCCCATCTGCTTCTGGATGGCCTTGACCTGCTTCTCGACCATGGCGTTGGTCGGCAGCTGGGTCTGGCTCATCTCGATGATGGTCGCATCAGCGAACTTTTCCGTGATGATCTCGGATGTGATCTCGACCAAGTCTCTGGCGATGCGGACCATCTCCTGCTGCTTGTCGCGGATGCGGGTCGAGCCGTACTGGCTTTTCAGCTGCTGCGCGCCGAGTGTCTCCTCGGGCGAGGTCGAGCCGCGCATGATGTCGCTCAGACCCATGATCTGGTAGATGTCGTCAATGATCTGTTTGCGCAGCGCCACGCACTGGGTGATGGTCTGCGCGATCACGTCAATCGGCAACCAGATGATGACGTCCTTCGTTCCCCCGAACGCCGCCCAGTTCGCAATCGGCACCAGCACACGACCGGGCGTCTTGGTCTTGATCGCCGCCTGTATCGCATCGCCGAGTTCGGCTCCACCGGCAGGATAGAAGCCCTTCACCTCCAGCGCATCGCTCAGCGCATGGATGCGCGAGGTGAGGAGGTTGATCTCCTCCAGCTGGTCCTTGTACTGCAAGACATCAGGCACCGGCACCAATGAGCCGCGCTGGCAGGTGCCGTAGGCGGGCTTCGGGCACGGAAAGAAGCCCCTGAGATCGAGGTGCGGGTCATCCTCATCGAGGACGAACTCGCAGCCCTCGGAAACCCAGATCACGCGACGGTCGTTCTTATCCCAGATTTCCCAGAATTTCGCTCTTTCGCGGTTGTCGGCACCGCCGACTTCCTTGGTGTCCTTGTCGACCTTGTATTCGGCGCGCTGGTACTCGTCGCCAGAGGTTGCCTTGAAGCGCTCGCGCGCCTCGGCCCGCGTCAGGTAGGAGGCGGCGGCCACCCACGTCACTTCGCGCCAGTTGCGCGAGATCGAGTGCAGGAAGTCCTTCCGGTGCTTGAAGTCGATGCAGACCTTCTCGTAGTCGTAGTAGCTGCCGCCCTTCTTCTTGCTCTCGTAGCGGCACCACGCCACGCCGCGATCAATCAGCGCGAGGTCGTCGCGGATCAGCTTCAACAGTTCATCGATCTCGGCGAGATCGAAGGCGACGACGCAGCAGCGCTCCATGGTCTCGGCGGCGGCCTGATACACCGGCCTGCGGTCCAGAAACTTCGGCACCACCACCGGGACCGGCGGCTTGGCGTAGATCGATGGCTTGATGACTTCCGCATTAGCCCAGAACATCTGGAACTCTTTGTCGCGGCTCATGTTGGCGAGGCGGTCGAGGTTGGCGTGCTGCTTGTCGATCTTGTCGCAGTGGTCGTTCCACTTCTCGAAGGCGTCCTCGCTCTCCTTCAACAGGTTCAGCCACGCCTTGGCTTTTGTCGGCTCCAGTGATGGGTTGAACTCAAGGTCGTCGTGACGAACGTCATCGTCAACCGGATCAGGCATCGTGAACCCTCGGGTGGTTTTCGGCGTGCCTGACGTTCTTGTCGAGCATCGCAGCGAACGTCTCGATGTTGACGCCTTCGATGTTGAACATCAGCGTGAACAGCGCCGAGAGAACCTCGCCGGTCTGCAAGGGGTGATCGCTGCGCTCCCGGTCGCGCGCGAACGCATTGACGGTCTCGGTGATGAGGTCCACCAGTCGGCAGACGTTTCTGGCTTCTTCAATCGTCGGCGGCTCTTTCACAGGACCATCCCTCTCCTCACCTCGGGCGGCGGCGGAATTATCAGCCCGGTCAGTTGCGGGCTTCTCTCGGTGATCACGCGGCGCGTCGGCCCGCGCCACGACTGCGCGAGATAGCGGAAAGCATCGGCAAAGTGCGACGTCCAGTCGTGAACAGCACTGGCCCTGAACGCCTTCTTCTCGTCATCCCATTCGCGGCGATACTGTTCGAGCGCCTCGATGCCTTCCGTGCAGCGCGTGTGGAACACGCACAGCGGCAAAATCCGTCGCACCGCGTTGACGCCGTCGGCGATGGTCGAGAGCGGCACCAGCATCGGTCTTAAGTTCAGGCTCGCCATGGTCTCGATGCGGGTTCGGCCTGTGCCCCACTCCTTGATCTTGGCGTCATGCGGGACGTAGTCGGTGCCGGGCTTCCAGCCGTACTTCTGCTCGCGCTGCTCGATCACTTCGGCGAAGTGTTCGACGCCGACGCCTGAGGCCGAGTAGCAGTCGAGAATAAAAATCTGCGAGCCGACGGTCTGGAACCACCAGATCGCGGTGTCGTCTCTGACACCCAAATCCCACGCGCGATGCACCTGCACGTTCGGCAGCGCCTCGATGTCGAGGATGCGTTCCTCGTTGCGCACGCTCGCCATCTCAAGGGCGTAGAACGCGCCCAAGATCGCGGCATTCCAGCTGCAAAGATATTCCTGCTCGAACTGGCTGCGCCCGACGTCCTCGCCGTAGAGCGCGCAGTATTCAGCGAGCGCGCTGTCGAGTTCGCTTTCCGTCAACGCGCCCGTGTCGCGCGCCGTCAGCAGTTCGCAGAACCAGTCGCTGGAGACGGAGGCGTGATCGTAGAGGGCCTTGGCGTGGTTGTGGCCTCGGGGTGTCGTGATAAATGCGGCCCAACCCTTGTTCTCCGCCAGCATAGGCCGGTGGTAGGCCCACGCACTGGGATTGGCCAAAGCCCACTCCGAATAAGTGATACCCGCAACGCCAGCGCCAACTGTCGCGTCGTAGCGGTCACTGCCGATGAGTTGCCACGTCGAGCCGTTGACGCAGCGGATGAACATCTCGTTGTCGTTGACGTTCTCCCTGATCTCGGGCGGGAAGGCTTCATCGATCCGTCGCTTGCCCGTGTGGGCGTTCACCGCGCTCCAGATCGCCTTCCTCGCCTGCAGAAACTCAGGGAGGCAATGCCAGTAGTTGCCGGGCCGCTTGATCATGCTCACTGCCGCGTGGTGCAGGCAGATTTCGTCTTTACCGGCCCGGCGGTGCCAGACCGCCATCGCCCTGTCGCCACCGGCCTGCAGGTACTGCCACAGCGCCATCTGATGCGGGCGGGGTTTCCAGCCAGCATGCGGGATGTGGATTTCCATGATCTCTGTTTTCTGATAAGTTCAGCGCAGCGAGCCGACTGACAAGAGCGCACCATTCCCCTTGAGCGAGCCATGCTCTTGGTGAGCACCATGCTTCGTGAGCGGAAGGCGGTCCTTCGGGGCCGCCTTCACCTTGCCGGGTCCGTGTTTCTACCTGTTGGCGAGAGACCTCGGAGCGGCTAAAAAGAGGCTCTGCAAGGGGAAAACCATGAGACTGTTTCGCTACCCGCTCGCCGCAATCGTGTTCTGTGCTGCGCTCAGTGTCGGCACCAAGCACGCCGACATTCCCGCACCTGTCGTGATTTCGCTGCCGAGAGACGTCGGCAAGGTCACCAAGATCAGGCGCATCATCATCAAGGGCAAATCGGACACGCTGTGGGGGCCTTACGACACCGTGCCGCTAGAAGACGTCTTGGGCTGGAAATAGCAGGCGAGGCATTCGCGCCCTCGCCCGCAGGTGTCGCGCCCCAAGGCCCGCGCGATGGAGGAAACGATGATCCCGGTCTACGGCGACAACAGCGCAGAGGCGAAAGCCACACGCATGGCCGCCATCAAGGCCAACGACTGCCCAACCTGCAACGCTGGCAAAGGCTTCGACTGCCGCACCGCCAGAGGCGGCACATTCGCCGCCGCCTACTTCGTGCATCTGGCACGGCTCAAGCTGAACGAAAATAATTCCTGACTGCGCCGCAGCCACTTCCGCGAAGTTATGGCATATCACCTGCTTGACATCGAAAATCGAAGGGAGGTCTCTCGCGCGCGGCATCCCCCCGCCGATATTTCCACAAGCGACAGTGGTTCTGATTACCCGAAGCGGTCGCTGATCGCAGCGCGGGGGAAAGTGGCAATAACCGGTACCACTACTTGACCGACATTCAACCCCGGCAACCGCCCCCGGAGACCACCCCCCCCCTCCAGATACCTTTCACCCCTGCAGGCGGGTTGCCCCAGCAGTATCAATGACTTACGCAGCGTCCTGCCACACCTGAACGGTCATTCGGTTGTGGCAGCTGGGTCACCGTCATCATGCTCGATGACCAGCGGATCGTCTGAAACCGTAGCAGTCTCAATGATTTGACGGATGATGATCTTGATGTCCCCGCCGTCCTCGCCCACCAGTTGCTGCGGTGCCTTTCCCCAACCTCGGTCGAGGATAGCAGTCGCAGCTGCCACGCGCGCTCCCGCCTGCGCCCCCTTACTCACCGCCACGCTCGTCAGCACCTTGATCATCGTCTCGGTGTGCGCTCTGGCCATCGATCTGATGTCTACGATTTCCTTCGCCACCCTCGGCATTTACAGAACCTCGCCTTCCCTCGGTTTCACATCGCTCATCATGAGCCAACGGTCTTTGCTGCGAGGTGTGCCTGACGTCGATCAGGCACATGCCCGGCATCCGCTCGTCCAGCGGCTTGATCCGGGCGCGGATCATTCCGGATCGCTCGCCTGCGCTCTCAGGCTCTCGACCACGATGGATTGCTCCTCGTCGTCCAGCGTGACGACAGCACCCTGTCCCATGTGGGTGATGCCGAGCGTGATCTGGCCCGCCTCCTCGAACAGCGCCAGCAGTTCCTCAACGCTGCGGCTCATCGGCTCTGCACGCGCCGCTTCATCGCCTTCGATGGCGTCTTGACCTTCACGCCCTTGGTCTTGCGTGTCAGCAGTGCTGCCTTCGTCTTGGTCGCCTTGCGTTGCTTCTGTGCCATTGGTCCTCTCCAGTTGGTCGAGGCGCTGCCACAGCGCTTCGATTTCATCGTGCAGTGGGGCGATCATCGCCCGCAGCGCATCGTACAGATCAGCCGCCAAGGCCGTGCGGGCGCGCTCGTCGTCAGCCCGCAGCTGGCGGGTTTCGTGGGCGATCAACGAGATGATTTTCGCGTTCGACACGGTCAGGCTCCATCACGGCCAGATCAGGCGTCAGCTGGCTGAACAGGGCGTTGCAGCTGGCACAGCGCCGCCACTCCAGCGTGACATTGTTGGCGTCGATCCCCTTCAGATACGGCCACGGGGAACTTTCCGACGGCTGGCCACAGCGCGGACAAGGCTTCATTTTTTGCCTCCACCGTTCTGACTTTTTCAGCAGTTTCATGTGAAACAACGCTTGCATGGTGGGTCATGATGCACTACCTTGCGCATAGGCCATTTTGGCCAGCAAGGGGAACACCATGACAACCACCAAATACGTCGCCCGCCTCGATGGCAAGATCATCGGCAAGCGCTCGACCAAGGCCCGCAAGTACAGCCACGCGCTGGTCGTCCAGCACATCGAGGACGTCGCCTGTCAGGTCGCCTACAACCGCAGCGCCGAATGGCAGAAACTCGACCGCAAGAACTTCAACTACATCTGCGAGAAGGCCGCCGCTGGCATCGATCATCCGCACTACTGGGGCGACGACGCCAAGCGCACCAACGAGCATGCCGCCGACGCCGCTGTCGCCGCCGCAGGCCTTGAAGCATACATCGAGGCGCGCCGTCAGGAAGCCATCACCTCGTTCGAGCGCCGCAAGGCCAATGGCGGCTTCCAGCCCTTCGTCGCCACATGGTGCGGTCGCCCCGATCTCGCCCAGAAGGCGATCTCGACCTTCACCGGCCCGGCCTGCAGGTTCGTCGCCATCGTCGCCGCCGAGATCGTCTGATCTCACCGAAGTGGTTTCACGCCGGGCGGTCGCAAGACCTACCCGGCTTGAGCCAGTAGAAGCACCTCCGCTTCAGCAAGGGGAAACCACATGACCATCACCGTTCACAGCGTCAACCATCGCGGATCGGAGGAGTATTCGATCCACATCCTCGGCAAGGGCCAGCCCAAGGTCGTCAGCATCTTCTACAAGGCCGACAAGGCAGAGAACCGCCAGCGCGCCATTGAGACGGCTCGCGAGATCGCGGCCCAGCACAAGGTCCGCTACGTCATGAGCCACGGTCTGTCAGGCCGCGCGTTCGACCGCTTCCTGCCCGACAACGCGAAGGTGAAGTGATGAAACCCCTCATCGCCTACATCCGCGTCAGCGACAAGAAAACGCAAGGCGTCTCCGGCCTCGGCCTTGAAGCGCAGCAGGCCACCATCGCCCGCTTCGCTGGCGCCGAAGGCTTCACCATTGTCGAGACCTTCATCGAGGTCGAGACCGCCAAGGGCGACACGCTCGCCAAGCGCCCGCAACTGGCTGCAGCACTCGCTGCCGCCAAGGCCGCCGGTTGCGCCGTGATCGTCGCCAAACTGGATCGCCTGTCGCGCGACGTTCACTTCATCTCGGGCCTGATGACCAAGCGCGTGCCGTTCATCGTCTGCGCGCTGGGCCTGAACGTCGATCCGTTCATGCTGCACATCTACGCAGCACTCGCCGAGAAGGAACGCGCCATGATCTCGGAGCGTACCGTTGCAGCCCTTGCGGCGGCCAAGGCGCGCGGCGTCAAGCTGGGCGGGCCGAAAGGCGCTGCCATGCAGAAGGACCGCGCTTTAGCCTACGCCGAACGCCTGCGCGCGGTCGTGACGCCGATGGCAGGTCTGCCGACCCGATCTATCGCCGCCGCGCTCAATCTTGAGCACATCAAGACCCCAACCGGCGGCGAGTGGCAGTCGGAGACCGTGCGCCGCCTGCTCAAGCGTCTGAACCTGCAGGTGCCCGCATGACCTGCAATCAGTTCAACAAGGCGCTGCGCGACCTCGGCTTCACCACCAAGCACCCGGTCAACTTCACGATGTCGAAGGGGCAGACCGAGTTCTCGAACGCCACCGGCATCAGCCTCGCCACCGTCAAGCGCTGGGCATCGGGTCAGTGGCCGGTGCCACCGCACATCGCAGCACTGCTGCACCTGATGCAGGACACCGGCAAGACGGCGAAGGATTTGCGCACATGAGTATCATCGTAGTGATAGTCACAGCTTTTTTTGTGGTCGTGATTGCCAAATGGCTCGACCTGATGGAGGGGACGAGGATCGAGCAACATAAACTCCAGCAGCAATGGGAGAACGAGCAGCGGGCGTTGCGCAAAATTCCGCCACCCCTGCCAGATGAAGCGCTGATGCCGTGACATGGGGGCATGGGCGCGGCACCAGCGCTCGCGACAAACAAAAGCCCCGAGCGTGACCACGACGGGGCTTTTGCCATTGCTGAGTGCCTGCGTCGGTCACACCGCGACAAGGCAAGGGGAACTTGTCCGTCAAGGTGCTGTCTGGTCACAGTCACGGCAACTACCAGAAAATCGCCCCGAAACGACCCGCTGTCAACTGGCCTTCCAGAATACCGCCAGCCGGTGACCGGCATCCGACAGGATTTCGGTCGCCGCCCGCCGCCCGTGCGCCTCGCTCTGATAGCCCAGCATCAGCCCCACCTCGATCAGCGTGCAGCCCGCACAGGCGACATAGTCGGCAACGAACGCGGGCCTGCGCCCGATCTCG